CCGCTATTTATCAGCATTCAAAACGCTCGATGACGCGGCTAAATTAGGCAACATGCTGATTAATTCGCTATTGGCAGTTAAACCAAACAACCCAATCACAGGCAGTCATCATGAGTAATTCACTAAGCTTCGCAGGTAACCTAGGAGGTGATGCTGAAGTTCGCTACACGCCATCAGGCACAGCGGTCCTGTCATTCAGCGTGGCCATGTCCAGCGGTTACGGCGATAACAAAAAAACCGACTGGGTGCGGGTATCCATGTTTGGCAAAGTCGCTGAATCGACGCTAAAAAAATTCCTGCGTAAAGGCACAGCGGTATTTGTCAGTGGCGAATGTTCAATCAACACCTACCTTGCCAATGACGGAACAACCAAAGCATCCATCAACCTAATTGCGCATAGCGTTGATCTGATCGGAAATAAAAAAGAAACACAAACACAAACAGAAATACAGCAAGTAATTGACATTATTAACGCTATGGACGATAGCGAATTAATACAGCTAAATAATGAATATTGCCAAGAAATTGGGGATTCAGATAGCGAAATTTGGGGCAATGACGAAGACTTTTTGAGTACCTTTTTTAACAATAATCCCGATGCACTTGCAAGGGCTATATTTTACGGGGATTATAAATACTCTGATAATTACGTACGCTTTAATGGATACGGCAATTTAGAAACGATGAACTATTTTGAAGTTTCCGACCTTGTTGAATTAGTGCCAACAATAGCAGAATACATTGCAGAGAATCCAAAGAACTTTTCCCAATTTGATGAAATAGACTTTAATTAATTAACCTTTAATAAATAACAAAATGCAAACGCAAACAATAAATACATATAATTTCAGCGAACTTAATGAAAAGGCAAAAGAATTTGTATTAAATAAATACCGAGAATTAGGTACTTCCGATTGTTGGTGGGAGGATACTTATCAATCAGCAAAGGAATTAGGTATAAAAATTACCGAATTTGACTTAGATAGAGCACAAACAATAAAAGGGGAATTTATAGATGAACATATCGAAGTTGCAGACGACATTTTGAACAATTGGGGGGAAAGTTGCCGAATTTATAAAATAGCCGAACAATTTAGAAAGGAAAGGGACGAACTATGCGACCAATGGCAAAAGGACGAAAACGGGGAATTGGATAACGTCGACGAATTAGACGAAAAGTTGGACGAATTAGAAAACCAATTTGAAAAGGATATTTTATGGCAATATTGGGTATTGTTAAGGGATGAATACGAATATTTATTTTCTGATGAATTTTTAGCCGATTATTTTGAAGACAATGAATATCAATTTACCGAAAATGGAAAATTATATAACTTTTAAACTTTAATACCTATGAAATACTATAAATACAAAAATAAAAACGTTACTCCCGCATTATTAGAAAAGTGGATTATTTCAATACTTAAAGACTATGATGCAGACGAACTTTTGCAGATGCTTATCGAATTGACGTCAAATAATCAAAGGCAATTATTAGTAGAGGAAATGGAAAGCCAATTAAAATATTTGGATTATTCAATTTTAAAATGTCAGACTTTAGACGAACGCATAAAATATGAGGAATTTTTGGACAATTTAAAACCATATTATAACGAACGAAGTATGTTTTAATAGGTTAACTGAGGAGCTGTAATTCAGCGAAACTTTGCCCCTTTATTGGGGCTTAGTCTTAACCAAAAATTAGTTTTATGATTATTGAACGCAATGAAAATGGCGTAATTGTTATTTCTGCAATAATTAACCAACAATTAATTAAGCAAACATACTATTTTATGAGTATTAAAGGGGCTAAAATGTCCTTTAATACCTACATAAGAGAAATAAAAAAGAATTGGTACGAATATTTGGCAAAATAAGACAAAATAAGGAACTTAATATATTTTTGATATAACTACCTTACAAACATATTTGAAGCCCTAGAAACGTCTAAAAATAGGCAAAGAAAGTATTTTTATACTATCTACGCTATGCATACTTTGTAAATAGCAAAGTGAACTGACTATATTAGTTTCAAGTGAAACTGTTTCAAGTGAAACAATTGACTAAACAACTACTAATAATTTCGTAGTGCCAAAAATCTGGCATAGCCAAAAATCTAGTGTGCCAAAAACCTGCTAAAAATCCCCTAAAAATCCGACAAAAATCTGTGACAAAAATCTTTTATGCCGACAAAAATCTTTTATGATTTAACAAAATATTAACTAACAAATGTGAAATGATAACAAAAAACCCTTAATTTTACTAAACAATCTAAAAACAACCTATGTTTAAATTAATCACAGCACAATTTAACTGCCATTGCAGCCTAACTGGTAAGCTAGTTCGTCAAGGAGAACAGGTTTACTTTAATGACCTAACAAAAACTCTAATAGATGCTTATGAATATGAGCAGCTTATGAGTAAAACAATCATTGGTGACCAAAAAACCTACTTCACTAGACATTCTAAACTTAACACAAAAACCTTAAAATAATGCCATATTCAACCTGCTGTGGGGCACATACCAACTTCACCGAAATGGGAATATGTCCTGAGTGCTTAGACCATTGTGATTGGGAGGAAGAAGATGAAGAAGAGGAAGATATAGATGCTAAAATAGAACAAGACAAAATAAATAAACTTAACAATTAATCAAAAAACAACATAACATGACTAAATTTGAATTTGTACAAGAACAAGACAACATCAGAAACAAAGTATTTTACTTTACTAGAAAGGATGGTGTATTCGTAATGGGAACTATGACAACAGATAAAGATAAAGCATACGATACTTTTCTTAATCTATCCAGTCAAAAACTTCCTACAGAAGAAACCATTTTATTCACAGTATTAACACCATAAACAAAAAACATGAATCAAAGGTTAACCCACGAACAAAGAAAGAAAGGCATTAAGGAAGAACTTACTTACGTTAATGCTAACGGCAGAATCTCAAAACAATACAACTACAAAGGGATGATTATTAAATGGGATTCGATGACATTAGCAGGTAAGTGGTACTACTGGAGGCATAGCTACTACGCATCATTAGAAGGTGCAGTTCGAGGGATTGACCGCAACATTAAACAATACAAAACAAAATAACATGAACGAAGTAAAAGACTACAGAGCAATTATAAGATACGGAGATATTAAAAACATTTGTGCCATTACAGGACTTACTCCTTACCTACTAAAAACTCGCTTAGACAAGCAAGATGATGAAACTATTGAGATAGTAAAAACCTACTATGCCAAAAAACTTGAAGCTATTAAAATACAACTAAACGATTACAATGAAAGTTAATTTAGCATATTACGCTATACCAGGACTAAGAAGGAATCAACCTATAAATCACAACGACATCATATTTTTTGTATGTGATTATTTCGGGATGACTAAAGAGCAATTATTTGAAAGGAATAGAGCTCGTAATATTAGGGAGGCAAGATTTATGTGCTTCGTAATGATGAGGCACTACACAACGATGACACTAAAAGCTATTGGACAGGTGTTCAAGCTAGACCATACAACTATAATTCATGGCATTACAACTCATAATAACCTAGTTGATACCGAAGACAATTACAAGGAAAGATATGAAGAAATGCAATTTCTATTAAAAATCAAAAGACAAAACACAACAAATGCAAAGTAAATTCTCAATGCTATCAGACATGGAAAAAAAACTGTTAGTAGCAAACGTAATCCACAACATTAATTATTCTGATAAAAGGCTTATGCTTATTCAGACGCTACTTGAAATGTGGAACGAAACACCAACAAGACACGCTTCTTTTTTTATCAACCAAAATAATTTAAACTATGGAACTGCAAACAACTAATCAATTATCAAAACCAGTATATGACCTTGTAAATAAGGATTCAATGCTAGGATTATCAAACGAACTATCAAGACTTATTGTAGAAAAAAAACTTACTACTAATATCCAAGGTAAAAACTATGTAAATGTAGAGGGGTGGATGTTCTGCGGCTCGGCATTAGGATTGAATCCTGTAATAACAGAGGTAACAGACCTTACTAGAAGAGGCACAGAACCTGGTCAAGTAGAAATTAAGTACATGGCTAAGTGTGAAGTAAGAAACATCAACACAGGGCAGTTAGTAGCTACAGGAGTGGCAATATGTAGCAACTTTGAGCATAGCAAAAAGAGATTTGATGAATATGCAATCTTATCTATGGCACAGACTAGAGCTATTGGTAAGGCATACAGAAACTTGTTAGCTTGGTTAATGAAGGCGGCTGGATTCGAGGCTACACCTGCTGAAGAGATGGACTTCGTAGATGCGAAAGCAGATACTAAAGTTACACCAGAGGCCCCTAAAAAACCTTCAAAGCCAGTAGTTGAAGTGATGGCTGAAATGGTTGAAGATGATGAAGAAATAGATATGGATGCTATTAAAATGGAGATAGCACAATGCTCAAGAGTCAAGGACTTAACAGACCTATACTTTACACATAAGCAGCTGTTTGATAAGGATGAGTTTTTGAAGAAGCTACTTACTATGAAAAAAGAATCATTAACCAATAAATAATTAACAATGAATTTATCATTATTACCAAAAATCGACTTAGCTTCGATTGAGCCTACAAAATTCTCAATAGAACTACTGAAACAAACTATTGTTTCACACTTTAGAGAAACAGGTGAAAACCCTTTAGATATGCTAGTTAAATCAGAAGCCTTAGTTCAGTTATTAGATGGCATTAGGGCTGAATTAAAGGAGGAAGTACTGAATGAGTTGGCATTACATCCTAAAGGAAAAGCAGATGTGTTAGGAGCTGAAGTAAGCACAATTGAATCAGGTGTTAAGTATGCCTATGATGGTGACCATACATGGCTTAAATTGAATCAAGAGATTGAATCTATTAAGTTTAAACAAAAGGAAAGAGAATCACTACTAAAAACTATAAAAGAGCCATTAGTAGACCCTGAAACAGGGGAAATGATTTTTCCAGCATTAAAATATAGTACTACTACTTTTAAAATATCATTAAAGAAATAAATAATATAGCCCCCTTAACATTAATTAAAATCAAGGGGTTGGTCGTAATCGATGGGGGGCTTTTTTAAACTAAAACTATGACACTAGATACAGTAGTAATATTAAAAGACGGTAGAAAAGGTATTATTCAATATGGACAATATCAAGGAGAATACGGAGTTAGCAATCATTGGGGTGGTTTCATACTTGATGAAAATGGAAGTTTAACTCAAGATGGATTTAGTGGCTATGATAATGGACGGGATTGGATAAAATACAATGGCGAATATGCTATTCAAAAAAGAATAATTTTTAAAAACAAATAACCTATGAAAATCACAATAGAATTAGATGGGCTTAAATGCACATTAGAGAATGAAGAAGCAGAAAATATACACGAAGCGTTAGAGTTAATGATACAAGCCTTTAGTGGTATAGGTTTTAGCGAAGCAGTTATTACTAAGGGATTAGATGAAATAACATGGCCTTAGACCTTACTCCAAGAGGATTTGAGAACTCTATAAAAGTACGGATGATTTTTCTAGATACTAAAGAGGAAGAATCGTTTATCTCAATAGCTGCGGCTAACCGAAAAACCAACATCAAAGCATCAACAATTCGAGAATCACTTAACCCTATTGCTAAGAAAAGATTTACTTACAACGATAGGCAGATAGTTTTTCGAATACAAAAATAACCTTATGTCACAATTCTACACAACAATAATTCATCCTATCAGGAAGGAGTTTAAACTATCATGCAACGACTACTGCGTTTTAGATACCATTTTAAGGATGCAAAACAACGAAACCCATTGGTGCTACATGAGCAAAGAAACGATGGCTAATGACCTTGATTTGTCCAAGCAATCAATTATAAACATCATTAACAAGTTAATAGAAAAGGAACTGGTACAGAAAAGTGTTGTTACAAAACACTTACGAGTAACGTCAGTATTTTTAGAATATTTAAACGATTATAAAAAGTTTACCGATGGTAAAGATTCTTTACAAATAGAGTCAAAAAAGTTTACCGAAAGTGGTACAAAAAGTTTACCTAACATTAATACTAACAATAAGAATACATTTATTAGGCCTACGGCTGACCAAGTAAATGAATATTCTAAAGAAATTGGATTCACTTTAGATGGTTCACAATTTATAGACCATTACGAAGCTAGAGGATGGTTGATAGGTAAAAATCCTATGAAGGATTGGAAGGCTGCAGTAAGAACTTGGAAGAGAAACAGTAGTACTTTTACTACCATTTCATCACAAACAACTAAAATATAATTGAAGTAATGGAAGTTATAAACCTACCACACAGCAAGGAATTAGAAAAAAGCATACTTGGTGCTATTTTATTGGATAAAAGAACATTACCATTAGTTGTAGGACACCTAAAAACAGAGATATTTTACGATTTAGGGCATCAAAAAATCTTTGCTGCAATTAAAAAGATGTACGATGATAACATATCTGTTGACTTAAACACTGTTGCACAGAAATTAACTGGAGACGAGGCGTTCAAGGAACTTGGCGGAGCTTTTTATCTATCTAAATTAACTGATAATATTACTGGTGCTGGTCATATCAACAGCCATATTGAGATGGTAATAGAACTATACAAGAAACGTGAGGCGTTCTTACTATTTAAACAGACCGAATACGAGTGTTTAGATAACGATAGTCAATCTATAGATTTACTTTCTACCGTAAATAGTAAACTTATAGCTTTACAAGAGTATGGTAATATCCACGAAAAAACCATTGACGATGTGATTATGTCGTTAAACTACTCACGTGATAAGGCACAAAATGGTGATTTATTAGGTTATAACACTGGTTTTGAGGAGATAAATAACACATTAGCAGGATGGTGCAGACCAGACTTTGTGGTCATAGCTGCAAGACCAGGAATGGGTAAGACAGCGTTCATGCTTTCTACTATCTACCATCTAACTATTGTAAATAAGGTTCCTACGGCCATTTTTAGCCTCGAAATGAGCTCGGAACAGCTAGTTGAAAGGTTAGAGTCAATAACGAGTATGATACCTTTAAAACGCCTTAGAATGAATAATATGAATGAGGCAGAAAGAAAGATACTACTAAAAACTGATGATAAAATATTACTATCCCCTCTACATATAGAAGATATGGGCGGTATAAGTATTTCACAACTTAGAGCAAAGGCAACCATCATGAAGCAGAAGTATGGCATTAAAGTAATCTTTATTGACTATCTACAGCTTATGAGTGGACAAGGCAAATCAAACCAAAACCGAGAGCAGGAAGTAAGTTTAATAAGCAGAAGCCTTAAATCTTTAGCCAAAGAGTTGCAAGTACCGATTATCGCCCTATCTCAATTATCTCGTAGAGTAGAAGAACGAGCTGATAAGATGCCACAGCTTTCTGACCTTAGAGAATCTGGTTCTATTGAGCAGGATGCAGATGCTGTTATTATGCTAATGAGGCCTAATTACTATGAGATGACTAACCCAATAGAAATTGGTGGAACAGAATATGCCACTAATGACTTGGTTATCTGTAAGGTAGAGAAGAATAGACATGGCACAACTAAAAATATACCATTAAGATTTTTACCAGAGACAATGACATTTGTAGACTATAAATTATAAAATATGACATTATTTTTTAACCCAATTAGTGAATCTTGGATTTACAAATTATATAAACAAAAAACTATGAAAACAGCAATGACAGAAATGCTCGAATGGTTACAAGCATATGAATATGAAATACCATTAGAACTGCAAGTAAAGGCAAAGGAACTACTTGAAAAAGAAAAAGAGCAGATACAAAAAGCCTTTTCTGATGGTCAAAAAACACCTATAAGTCATCCTACTTTACCACATTATAGTAGAGATGAGTATTATAATGATAACTATAATAATTAGTATTTATACTTAACATTAATCAAATTAAATAAACCAATTTTACATTATTAACCAAAACAAATAACATATGAACACACCATTACAAAACCTAAAGCATTATTTTAGAAATAATGAAACAATTACTAAAGAAGAACTATATACTGCAATTGAAGAATTGTATGATAATGAAAGGGCAGCAATAATGAATGCAGCTGAAAGATTTGCAAACACTCTTGAAATTGAAGATAAAGATATTTTAGAATATTATAATAGCCTTTATAAAACTAATTAACTTATGAAACTATATCCAAAAGTAAATTCTAATGAATGGGTGCAACCTATAAGAAAAGGATATAAAATGGCTTGTTGTGATTGTGGACTTATTCACGAAATGGATTTTAAAATAGTAAAAAGTAGAGTTCGGTTTAGAGCAAGAAGAAACAATAGGGCAACAGGACAATTTAGAAGATATAATAATAAACATTTTAACCAAAACAAATAACCTATGAACAAAGAATTTATCCCTTATGAACAAGCATTAGAACTTAAAGAACTAGGTTTTAAAAAAGATAATGATTTTGGACTTCTTTACAAAGGGGAGGATATTCCTGCAATACTCTACCAACAAGCATTTAGATGGTTTAGAGAGAAGCATAATCTAATAACGCAAATACAAAAACATAAAAATGACTATATAGCTTGTTTGGGAATACATGTGGAATGGTGTGATACCTACGATGAAGCAGAACTTGCTTGTCTTAAAAAATTAATTGAAATAGTTAAAAACAAATAACCTATGAAATGGAATGAATTAACCAATTTACAAAAAGAGCAATTTGAGAAAAAATGTAATGAAGTACATGGTGAAACAATAGTAAGTTCAGAAATAGGTGAGCCATTGTATTTTGATGATGAAGGTAGATTAATTGACACCTCATTTTTTATGCTTTCTCTAATGAAAATGCACTTAAATTAATTAACCAAAACAAATAACATATGAAACCACAAAATCCAAATGATTTAAAGGAAGTAGCTGAAGCACTTTATTATGAAATGAATCCTAAAACAAAAATGGATGTGCCAAATGGTGTATACATTATGACTGAAGAATGGATTAAAGAATGGAAAGAATCAAAATCAAAAATAGACTTATATGATTGGATTCACGAAAATAAAAAAACTACCTAAAACAAATAACCTATGAAAACAGCAATGGAGGAATTAATTGATAAGATTGAATATATAGCAGGTGTTAATAGTAAAGATGATAATGTAAATTATAAAATAATACATCAAATACTATATGCTGCTAATACAGCACTTGAAAAAGAAAAAGAACAGATAATTAACGGACATTGGGCAGGTTGGTCAGATGCTTATGATTATTTAAAAAAAGATAATAATGATAGAGCAAGACAAGCCGAAGAATACTACAACCAAACCTATAACCAAAAACAACACATCATTGACATAATGAAAGCAGATGAAGATGATGGATTATATAACCAAAACATATAATATGAAATACATAATAGCAATATTGGTATGGGAGGGTTGTAAGTGGTTGTTTTACAAGCTAATAAATAAATAGTTGTGTATAAAAGAGGAGATAGAAATAGACGTAAGTTCGAGATAGAAGAAGCTCGTAATGCTGATGGTACCTATCAAGCTATTAAGTTGTTTGCTAAAAATACTAGAGTGGTAGTCTTACAGATGCCTGAAGCCTTAAAGCTAGGTTATATGGATTTCGAGTACGAAAGAGATAATAAGCCTAGCGGTATTGCTAATAAGACTGTTGAGTTCTTTGCTATGAACTTTGATTTACGTGATAGGATTTACTTTATACGAGCTGAGATATTAAGGATGAAATGCAGAAGATACTTCGCATTAGACAATGTTATAGTAAAGGACAACGTAAAATATATTAGAGTTTCTACATCAGAATTAAGTAGATATGACTAAATATACATAACTTTGGTTATGGCAGAATATAAAACAGCTAACGAACTAACTAAATTTATGCTTGGATACCTTGATTCTATTGGGTTTGAGGTGTGGAGGAATAATAATTTAGCAGTTAAAGGTAGAGCATTTATAGGTCGTAAAGGTGTCCCAGATATTATAGGTTACCATAAAAAATATGGTCAGTACATAGGATGTGAAGTAAAAGCATTGGGAGATAAGTTGTCTAAAGAGCAGGTTATTTTTTTAGACCATTTAGGTGTATGTGGAGGAGCTTCTATGTTATGCTACCAAACATCTGATGAAGCCCTAAAGCTAGACATCTTTGTAGATGGTAGAAATAGTACTGCTATATGGAATGGCAAAGATTTTATAAAACAATAATATGGCAAAGGCTAAAGGATTAACAGTTGGTAAGCAAATATTTGGTAAGCGTAAATGTGGCAAGTACAAGAAAAGTAATGGCCCGAAAGATAAGCCAGTAAAGGCTTACAAAAAACAAGGTAGATAATATGGAAAAGATAATACTAGAAAATAAAGAACATAAGTTTGATAGTGTGGTAGAATCAGTAGTAAACAGGCTTAGAGATAGAGCAAAAGCAGGGTTTGAAAAGTATGGTACAGATTTAGATAGGAAAGATTTATCTGATGAAGAGTGGATAGACCACGCTATAGAAGAATCACTTGATTTTAGTTTGTATCTTACTAAGCTAAAGCAGAACATAAAGAAGAGTATTTAAAATTAAAACATAAAACAATGGCAACAGCAAAAGAGAATTACTTAGGTAGATGTTTCACATTAAAGTCTACTTACGGCCCATTCAGAAAAGTATCTTTAGGACCAGATGACTTAAAGAAAATCACAGAGTTCGCAGCAACTAACAATGGTTGGGCTAACATCTTAATTAAGAACAGAAAGACCACAAGTGCAACTGAAGTAGATTTCTATGTAGAACTAGACACATGGAAGCCTGATGCAGACAAAAAATCTAGCAACACTCCATTCTAAAACAATATTATGAAAGAAATAATAACAGCGTTTGCTAATGGATTGGTAGTATTAGTACTACTCTTTTTACCATTTGCATTTGTTACAGGACAATGGAACCCTATTCAATGGCATATAACTATCAGAGCTTTATATGTATTGAGTTTACTAGCAATATTAACTTACGGAATAAACGAGTATAATAAGAAATAGTTGTGTTTTGTAGATTTAGATTAAAGGTCAAATTTCCCTGAGTTTCTACTCGGGGATTTTTGTATAATAAAAAACCCCCAGATTTTACCTGGAGGCTTAAACCAAAACACCAAACTCAAACACAGAGCAACTTAGTTTTGCTTATTAGAACGGTCATAAAACTTTGTTAAAACTGTTCCATATAGAACACTTTGGTATCTGGCTATAAAATCTTCCATCGATTCATCGACATAGAAATATTCTTCGTTACTCATATAAACAAAACATTTATCATAATCATCATCATCAACTGTTACGCTGTTAATGTTATTTATGTTTATATAAGCATCAGACTTCTCTAGTGCACTATTAAAACTCATACCTTCATCTTCGTCTTCTTCCTCTTCTGTGAGTTGTACAATGTGCATTAACATTTTATCTGCTATTTATTAGTGGTCGTAATTTTTTCATTAACTGCTCTAACTTACTCTCTAGTTTAAGCTTCTCTTCTACTAGGTTTTTCACTATTTCTTGCTTCTCTGCTAAACTCATACAAATTTACGTTTTAATTAATACTGAAATAAAAAGTGCATACCATATTGATAATCAATATAATACGCACTTAAAAATGCCCATTTAAGACCACAGCTCTAGAAACTGGAGGGTCAACCTAAGCGTGCAGTTCTTATGTGATGCAGGATGGGCTAATTACTTTTTAGGTAATCTAATCACTTTGCTGCCTAATGGCATGGGCACAAATATAGCAACTCTTCCACCATCTAAAACTACCCCACATCCTAGGGTTGGTCTTTTGGCAAATGGCCTAGCATACTCCATCGCATAGGCATCAATATCAATGCCACAGCCTACGTTCATGCCAAATATCATGTCCTTATCTGATGAGCTATAAAGAACACCTCCAAAAGAGTGTATATGACCTATTACTACCGACTGCCTAGAATCCCTTGCTCTATTAATTGCACCTGCCTGTCCAGAGCTTCCTGTCCCATGAGTGTACAGAACACCGTCTATTTCCCAATCTAAGGCCCATTTCCAGCCGTTAGGTGCCTCCCATGCCTGTTCGTATGTTTTGATGAATCGGTCTGGTAATCCAGCTGTAACTGCCTTCCTTTTGTGTAGGGCAGAATGGTTGCCAATACACACCTTTACATTAGGGAACCTCTTGTACCATTTGTTTAGTGCTTTTACTGCTAATTCTGACTCTTTAGATGCTGAATCTCCTTTAGGGTTTGACTCGTGATACGAGATGGCATGATTGTCTACCTCATCTCCGATATGTACAAACTCTTCACATTTAAACTTATTTGCTACTTCGTAACAAAAGTTCATGTACTGAGGATGGCAAAATGGTTCGTGTGTATCGCCAATTATAAGAACGTTTTTGGTTCTGGCCATTATGTTTGGTTTTGGTTAGTGTCTGGTGTAAACTGTTCTTCCTTTGTCCTTAATAGCATTAAGAACTTGCTTTCTGTTGGTTATTTTAGAATAAGATACATGAACCCATGAGTAATTATGCTCGTTAATTAACTGGTCAAAAGTTAAATTATCCTTTATGTAATCAAATATTTCTTTATTGGAAACAGTAGAAAAACCATCCATGTCTAGGTCTGCCGCTTCACCTACCAAATGCTGTGATTTTAATTGACCACCAATCCAACGATTAAGTGTCTTGCTTCTATATCCTGATGAAATGTTAATTGGGCCGAATCTGGCTCTTAGTGGTTCTAGTACATTTACGCAAAGGGCAATGATATTCTGTAGATGTTCTGGAGTAGGTTCGTTAGATACTCCATGCCTTTTAGCTGATTCACTTCTAGTAAATTCTGCTAGTGTAAAATGTGCTGTTAAATTGCTCATGTGAGCTAAATTAGGACTTTTTCTTAAACTGCTTTTTTAAGTAGCCATATATCTGCATAGACAACCATGAAATAGTCAAAAGATAAACGATAGATTGCATGAATGGGTTAAACTCTACAATGCCAAAAATATTAAGCCATGAAGTAGCTGTTACTACTAATCCCATTGGGGTTAAATCACTATTTACGCTATCAAACTGATTCATCTACTATTAATTTTTCTTTTGAAACATTGTTGTTATTACTGTTGTTGCTAATACCGAAGCGGAGTACATAAGTAAACCGTCAAAAACATACTGAGGAACCTGCTTATTATAGATTGATATATATCCTATGATTATGGCATTTACTAAAGCAACGATACCAGCTACTCTTTTTGAGCTGACTTCGCTACCACTAGAAAGCATATTCTTTATAAATTCAATCATTTCTTACCTAACTTTAAATAAAGGCTACCTGAGTATCCTATATTATAATTTTTATTAATATCTACATTAAGCCCAATTAAAGCCTTGTTTTTGGCATTTAACATTAAACCAGGACTTAGTACTTCCAAACCATTATCTTGTCTAAATGAGGCTCTAATGCCTAAATAAAGACCATATTTAGCTTTTTGTACAAAATACTCTTTAGTTCTTATGGTTCTAGTGCTAATATTAGCCGTAAAACCCCTAGAAAGTATCTTATTTTGGCTTATAGTATCATCCACTACAAAGGTACTTGAATCTATACGAATAGTGTCAGAATAAGCCCGTATTGAGTTATAGTCGTTTAGCACATAAATAGTGTCAGTTGCGGGAACTTTTAAGGTATCAATAATCTTGTATGGAATTGAGTCACCTTTCTTGTACTTATAGATTACAGTATTTTGATAAATGGTATCTCTATATTCTTTGACCTTAGTGTAGCTAGGGAAGTCCATGGTATCAGATTTCCTGCTAGTAGGTTGTACAAAAAAATATAGCCATAATACACAAAATATTACGGCTATAAACAAAATGTTGTTTTTAATGAAGTTCACTATAGTTCTTCTTCTTCTTCCTTAACAAAAGCGATACCTGTTGTCCAATTTTCTAGGAAAGTAAAGTTTTCTAAGCCTTGAGTGTTAATAACTTCAATAGCTTTAAACTCAAATTCCTTTTCTCCTAGTTCCTTGATTTGTTCAGTTAGTTTTTTGATTCCGTCTTTAGTGAATTTGTAACCATTTTTCTCATCAATGATTAAGCAATCGTTACTATCTACCTGTGCGTTGTCTAATCTTAAACCTTCAACTTCTGCCTGATATGCTTCGTGATGGCTTTTTAACTTCTCATATATGCGGAAAAGTTTTTTCTGCGTACGGCTTTCTTGACTACCGATTACGGCATTTAAGTTTGCTACTAATTGCGTAAGTTGGTTATATTTCATGTTATAGTTTTTACAAATATAATTATATTATACTACTGCGACCAAATTTAATTTAGCCAAAGCCCAAGCATAAGCCGCTTCATTTGCACTAGGGTCTGAATCCCAAGTTTGATAGTCTGCTCCATCCATAGTTAAATTACCGTCTACTAATTTTTCAGCATAAGCATCTATTACTAAAATATCAGTAGTAACTTCTTCGCCTGTAATAGGGTCAATAACTGTTTTAGTTTCTAAATGGCTTACTTCTTCACTTGAAATTGAGTAATAAAAAGTAGCTGAAGTACTTAAATTGTCATTAACTACATATAGGTTAAAGATTGTACCTAGTTTTTCTTGTCCGTTTTGCCACATTTGAATTGGTTGAATTTCTTTCATATTATTTTATTTTTAATTTTAATTCTTCTATTTGTAATTTTAACTCTTGTATAGCCTTTATATAAACTGCGTGTAATTGGTCGTAGTTAATACCCATCTTACCTGTTGATGGTGTAGTAAATACTGCTTCGGGTATTATTGCTTCCATCTCTTGTGCTATATTACCATTTTGTCTGCCTTCGCCAAAGTTTTTATAACCATCAATAAAATCAAACCATACAGGATTCATTTTAAGTATATCGTTTAAACCATATCCAATAGGTTTTATATTTTGTTTTACTGATATGTCTGAAACAGGTGCAGATAATAAACCATTTGCATCAGCTAATACTGCTCTACTTCCTGTACCTGCAAGGGTAGAAAATGTAGCTTCTCCTGTTGTCGCTAAAGATAAATTTTTACTCCAAGAAGCACCACTCCAACCATAAATATCTAAAGAACCACCTGCACCAAGTTGTAAATTTTGTGAAAATAAAGGGCCACTAGCACTGGTTAATTTAAAAAAAGATGAAAAACTTGATGAACCATTTTTTACGGCATTATATTCTGTTGCTTGAACACTACTACTAAACGTAGCTGCTCCTGTGGAGGCTAGGGTTAAAGCTAAGCTACCATCATTTACATAAAAATAATGACCTAATCCTGATTCTGCTGCATATCCAATATTTCTATCACTATTACCCAATAATGAGCCACGAACACTTATGAAACCACTTATAACACCATTTTGTTTAATTCTAAAAATACCACCACCAGTAGTAGTAGAATTGTCTGCTTCTACAATACCATCATAATTTGATAATCCTTTTGTTTTTAATGTAGCGTTAAAACTAGCACTTGTACCGCTTAAAGCACCACTAAACCTTCCCGTTCCGTTGACATCTAGCTTGTAAGTTTCTTCTGATGTAGTTCCTATTAACAATCTCCCAGCTGCAGTCAAGGTCATTGCTTGAGTAAAGGTTATAGCGTTACCTGCTGTGCCTGATGGAGCGTATCTCCAAACGTGAGAACCACTATTTTGATAATAATCTGTTACTGCAACTCCAGAATTAATATAAAGAAATGATGTTCCATCAAAATATCCATTATGAGATAATCCTGTTGTAAAACTACTTGCTCTAAATGCTGCTACGTTTACTTGATATGCATTGAATCCTCCTCCCCACGCACTCGGTGTAACTCCTAAGCCTAGATTGCCACCATCTGCTAATGTCATATATGTAGCATTAAGACCTGTTGCATCAGTTGGGTTTGCAATACCAAAATACATTGCACCATTATTTGCAGAAGAATTTCCCCTGCCAAATCCTAAATATAAATTACCACCTGTATTTCCTGCTCCATAACCGCCTCCTGCTTTTAAGGTAAGACTACCACCATTGCTATTTGAAGTAGCAACCGCAATACCAAACATTGTAGAAACACCTTTATCAGTTAATAAAAAGCCACCTGTTTCTTGTAAAATACTATTCCCTATTGTACTTGCACCTGTAAACTTAGGTAGGTAGTTTGTAGTACCGCTTCCTGTTATTACACCTACGGGAGTGGTACCACTAGTTCCTTGCGCACCAGAAGTACCTGAAAGACCACTTGTTCCACTTGAACCGCTTGTTGCAGATGTGCCGCTTGAACCTGAAGTACCAGTCGTACCCGAAGTTCCTGTGGTACCCGAAGAACCACTTGTCCCCGTTGTTCCAGAAGATCCACTGCTTCCACTTGAACCTGATGAACCTGATGATCCACTAGAGCCAGAAGAACCACTTGTGCCTGTGGTACCAGAGCTGCCTGATGTTCCAGAAGTACCAGAAGTTGTACCAACAGCTATGCCAACTTGTTTTGCAACAACAATAACTGAAGGTGCTGCTGGAGAAGCATAAGGAGTTGTCGTTGCTGCTTTAGCAACTAATCTTACAGTAGAGTCTGCTGAAGCAAATGCAAATTCAACATAATCACCTGCTGTTAAATTAAATATATACGATACAAATGGGAGGTATTCTGCATTAGCTCCAATTAATTCAATATAAGAAGTTGTTCTTGGCTCGTCAAAACCATTTATTTTAGCCCATATTTTTACTTCATCATTACCACCGCTATTTTTATCTACTTGAGCTGAATAACCAATTTCATAAATACCAGTATGTTGTACTTCTATTTGACTGCCTGATATTGTTATACCATATGAAATCTCTACACTATTATATGTAATGTCTGTAGGAGTATTTGCTGCTGTAACTTGTTGAGTCTGATCACTTGAAAAAGAACCATACCAGTTAGCAATAGAAGCTCCTGAAGAACCATCTATACCATTACGAC